CACAGCAGCTGTTAAGTTATCAAATCCTGACAACTCTGTCCCCATGCCAATACGATCTACGAGCGTGTGAATATACGCACTACTTGGCACCTTGTTCCCATCATTTACATCGATTCCAGAAATCATATTTTTAAGCAGTGCATTTTCGTCCAAATTCATAGTGGTGGCAATTGCTTTTGACACTTTTCCTAAGACCACCTTAAGAGCTTCTCCAGCAACAATATTTGCCAGGGCTGTTGCTTGTTTAAAATTTGTGTTCAGCGATAACGCACCGTCTTTGCCTACGGTGATATCATCACTACCCTTTGTTACACCTACTGTTGTTTGTGTTGCCGTTTTTGCAGTGATTTTTCCGTTTGAAATGCTAATTGTTGTACCGTCTGGCATAACAATACCGGCCTTACTTGTGGTTGCCGTTGCCGCGCTTTTACAGAAAAGACGATAATTTACTCCATCATCTGTAGGCGTTACTCCTTTTACAGTCTTAAGTGTCAGATATGCATCATTATTGTAATGCACAAACGTAAGTTTTTCGTATGTCACAGTTGCAGAATATGTTCCGCCATCTGTTACCACAACTTTTCCTAAATCTGCCATTATTTCACCTCACTAATCAGATGCCCGTTGGCATCAAGCTTGAATGATAAGTTTCCATTTTCTCCGGCAATTAAATGTCCCGTCGATGTGTTTATATCAAAACGAGCTTCAGAAAATCTATTGTTTTTTGTATATATTTTAATTTGATCCCACAATTTGGGAAGCCCCGTCAAATTATCCAGAAAGGATTGATTTGCTGCCATATGGCAACTACCTCCTCTCTATTACT